TATTACGGTATGCCCCAGTTTAAGTTTGTCCCTAATCCACGACGTTAAGGAAACATTAATGCCTCAAGATCAAGAAGTAATTAACACCAGCACATCTGAGTGGATTAACGAACAGGATACATACGATCCTTTTGGTAGTCCGAGGTTAGCTCCGTCTTTGATGGATTCAATCGTTGAGGGCGAAGGGGCTGTATTAACAGATGATCCTAATGATCCTGGAGGTGCTACAAAGTTTGGCATTGCATACAACTATAATCAAGACGATGTAAAGAAGTATGGGATCAACAGCGAAGCCGATATGGATAAGTTGACACGCGATCAAGCTGATGAAATATTTTATAACAAGTATTACGAACCGTCTAATGCATCTGAACTTCCGTTTGAAGCTAGACTAGCTTATCTTAATACTTATATTAACAGTCCTACTACATCGGTTAAAGCACTTCAAGAAGCTGTTGGTGCATCAGTTGATGGTGTTTATGGTGACCAAACTAGAATGAAGTTAGCAGAGTATTTAAATAGCAACTCTTCAGAAGATTTAAGTAAGGCTATAAGAAAGAACTATGTTAAGAAACTTGTAGAATCAGACAACTGGGATAGTTTTGGTAACGGCTGGGTCAATAGGTTTTTAGAAACTCCAGGTAAATTCGGTAAGAAAAAAGTTAATCTAAATCAAATGACAGAACCGGATGTTGTGTTTGATGCGATTAAAGATGAAACAGGTATAGATTTAAATTAATGGAAACGTTTGTCATCACTTACTGGGAGATCATATCAGGTCTCCTAGTTGTCATCTTTCTAGGTATTACTTGGAAAGCAGAGATCAGCACACGCTTGACAATGCTTGAAGAGAAAGTAAAGACCCTATTCGAACTGTTTAACAGCAAGAAGTAGGGTCTTTATAGTCTTAGATTTCGCAGACTCCTGCTGTACAAGCCAGTGTTTGTACTCCCTCTACATTATCATCCTCTTCAATCAGTTCATCCCAGAATATTTCACTAGGCATCTTCTGTTGTAAGAAGAAGAATTCCTCTTGCGTACACTCCTCGTATGGAGCTTGCTTGTATGTCCCACCATCATACGGCAGGAAGCTAACGCCACTGATATCATCAAAGTTCTTCCAGCACCACGCACCGACTTCAACCCACTCGTCCTCTTTAACAGAGATAGTGACTGATGGTTTGTGTTCGCACCAGTGCTTCTGATATGTCATCCACAAATCTAAATGCTCAATAGCAGTTAGGTCTTCCCGTAGTGTTGCAGCTTCCGGTGATCTCTTAGGGAAACTAAACACAGTGGTAGACTCAGGACGCATCACACAATCTTCTGCAGGAATACCCTGTTGAACCATGAACGTAGTAAGCGGATCTTTCTTGTCACCCCTAACTCTTCTAATGTAATACTTAGAATGTCTAGGATGAATACCGCTAGCACTATCAACAAGTTGACTAACAGTGCCACTAGGCTTAACACAAGTGACGGCAGTAGGACAAGGGATATTAAGATCAGTGGAAAGCTGTATGCACTCATCAACTGATACCATCTTGAGTCTGTGGAGAAGAGTCTTGAGTTGCTCATTGTTGTCTCCCAACATCTTGTTGTCTAGGATACCCGTCAGGGATACGCCTAGTAATCTTTCTTCCTCAGTGTTACGTTGCCATATCTTTCTGAGGTACGGGAAGTGTGTCATAGTTGACTGGTAAACACCCAGTATTGAAGCCAGTCTAACCTTACGCTCTAGGTCATAGATACTGTCGCCTTCACGCACAACGCATTCCGATAGGTTACAGAACTGATAAGGTCTAAGAATAATCTCACTACACGGATTAGTCCCAAACTCCTGTTCAGCATCCCTACGTCCATTCTTAGCAGCTTGTTTGATTGCTGCTTCTCGATTGAAGATACCACGCTCACCGCTGTGACTGTGATACAGACTTGACCACTCGTTCATGAACTGACCAACGTCAGGCTTCTCAGTGTACACAGCAGAGTTGTTAGCCAGCGCACGTTGTGGGTTATCAGTCCACCACTGTCCTGTCTTAGCGTGTCTCATCTTGTCATCTTCTAAGTCAGATAACGAGATCATCGCAGACCTACGCACACCACCTACCACTACAACTTCAGCTACCTTACACATGATGTCGTGGCACTCTAAGGTATTTAGTTTACGTCCTTCAGCTCCCTGAAACTTACGGATAACAAACTCAAACAGTTCGTTCAACGGCTCTGGTCCACTAGCTCTACCGCCGAATGTCTTGAGTCGTGTACCTGCAGGTCTAATCTTTCTCAAGTCCCACTTAGGTATCTCACCGGAGTACAGCAGGGCGATAACTTGTCGCAGTGACTTAGCCCATCCTTCTTTACTATCAGCTACTACAACTGTGGTGTCTGACTTAAACAGTTTCTCAGGTATCTCTGGGAGCTTGTTAACGTACTTCTGTTCAACGCTGAAGCCTACACCTGTACCACACAGCAGGATGTACATCGCCTCGTCAAACGCTTTAGGATCGTCAACAGGTAGATAGCTACAGTTGTATCCCGCAGTGTTGTCTCTCTCTAATGCTTTACCAGCAGTCATGATAGATCGCATCGAGGGTACTACCTCTAGGTTCTTGATTGCTTCCCGCAGCTCAGAGTCTACTTCCATTGGTATTTTATAATTATGGGTTCTAGATAGGTGGTCCTTCATGAACTCCATGTAGCGATCTACAGTTTCATACCAATCCTCACGACGCTGCTCACTGTCCAAGAAGCGGGAGTACCTCGACTTTGCTATGTATTGCTGGTAAAAATCCATCAGTATATTTCCTTTCTTAACTGTTCGTATCTATCTTCAACTACATCTTCAAACCTATCGAGGATATCTTCCGACGTTAGGTCCAGCAGCTCAATCAGATCAAGCTCATTGAACTGCATTAATCTTTCTTTTAATTCATGGAGTGTCAGGGGTGTCATGCTTTTCCATATCCTCTATTTCGATTACAGCTAATGTAGCATAACCTGAGATGTCACGCCACGAATCGTCATAGTAGTAGTTACCGTTCAGTATCCTAGCCATCTTGTTAGCAATCAGATCAAGACTCTCTCGCATGAACGCAGGCATCATCCGATAGTTCGGAGACTCCTGCATGATCTTCTTGATGTCCTGACTAATCTGACTCACGTTCTGGTACTTACCATATTGTCCTTCTCTAGCGTCGAGTATCTCGTTTGTTTCCATATCTATTCCTCAAGTAAGTTAGGCTGACGGGCATCTCATCAAAGCTACCGTCGATTACTTCATTCAACATCCAGATACCGGACCATGAACCGTTAGTCTGTGGTGTCAGATAGTCCTCATCGTGTTGGTAACAGATGCCTGCAAAGATACCAGTGATCCTAGTGTCGTCAGCTCTTTTACTAAACGCTATTGCACGGTCTTGGACGTGTCCCATGATACAACTCATGTGCTTCTTTTGCAAGAGTAAACTAGGACTACTGACTGCTCGTCCCATAACTCCTGACGTAAAGTAATGAGAGTATGCAATGTTATCTATGACACACACTTCCAGAAAGTTTTGGACTTCCCAACCGTATTGCTTGAGATTAAAGTCGTTGTACCCGATCAGTCCATCTAGCTTACGATCAGAATTGATTGCTCGCTCGATGCGCTGTTCGTGATTACCAATGAGAAAGACAAGTCTAGGATTCCAAACCTTCTTCCTGTTCCTCTTTAATCGATTGATCTCGTTGACGATAGGCTTCATCAGCTTTGTCATAGCTAGGTTACCTGCTGTGATATCAGACTGGTATGTCCTACCTTCAAATGCTTTCTTCCCGACATCATAGATACTCAGACTGGGCATATCCCAGTGGTCTCCGAGGTGGACAATAACATCAGGTTTCTTTTCTGCTGCGTACTTTCCTACCCACTCTAAATGTTCGGTAGGGAATCCAGGTTTACACTGGGTGTCAGGTATTACTAGGTGTCTCATGCTGCTCCTTTAGCAGTTGTATGAAGTATTCCGCATCGATAACTACCAACGGCTTAGAATGATTCTGTTTAATCACGACAACAGGTTGCCTATCTTCTGGGCAATTGTCTTGGGCCTGAGAGTAGAAGGAATAAACAGCAATTGTGTTTCTAGATTTACACTCTACTGATATTCCTAACAAGTCTCCCGCCGACTGAGAGAACTGAATGTCCTCACCGCCAGCACCCATGCTTGTCGATCTTACATCGGACCTGGAAAAATCGAATCGGTCGATGAGTAAATCTCTAAACCATTGTTGGAGTTTTCTTCCTTTGGCTTTTGCACTTTGGGTTTTGATTTGCGTCTCCTGATATTAAGAAACTTGTTTAACCTAACCCTCTTGATCTTGGTGATCCAGCCTTTAGGGATGTGCATCCGAGAGTTAGACTGATCGATAGAGTATGCAGCAGCGATAGTGATTGCTGAATCATCTTCTGCTACGACAAACCCTATGCTGAGTACGGGGTGAATGTCAGTCTTGCCTAATGCTTCCCAGCCAGAATCCGACAGTGCATCCCACCACTCTATGTAAGCTATTTCTGGGAAATCTTTGGTGTCCAAATCTGCCCAGGTTTTCTTCTTATCCATAGTAATTGTGCTCGTTCAGTTAGTAACTCAAGGTTATCCTCATACGCCTCTAGGACGGCAGCGAATAATTGTCTCTCGTTATGACAATCTTCTAGAATCTTCTCAGCTTTCTTCGGACCAATACCATGTAACCCTTGTATGTTGTCCACCCGATCACCAGTAAGAATCTGTGTGTAGAAGTTCTTGATGGCTTCTTTCTCTGTAACGTAGTACAGAATATCCTTGACAAAGTTGTAGTGCCATCCTCTCAACATATCAAGGTCTTTATC